TGAAAGAATTCTTCGGGCATGTTTACTAATGATTGCCATGTTGATATCACAACTCGACTGCGAGTTGCTTTCTCCTTTCCTGAGTAGAGCATGTGACAGTGCGTTCGGGCGTTCCAGCCTTCCCCGCCATACTCGATAAAGTCGTGAAACATTTGTGAAACCAGACCCACGGTGGGTACGATGACCAAAACCTTTTTGTCCTCTGGTGTGAGGTTCATGAAGTGTCTCATGAGCGTATAGATGATGAGAGACTTGCCCGATCCTGTAGGAGAAAGAAGTAAACAACGTTCGTTGTTCATGCCGTGTAGAATGGCTTCCTTCTGGTGATCGTGTGGTTTTACAGACTTCCCCCCTATTTCAATATTCAAACCGCTCAGAAGCGATTCTAGGTGGTCTGTTGTCCATTTTCTTTTTGTTCTATCTGGTCTTTCCAGTGTGTACCCACGATCCTTGCAGAACTTGTCAATGTATGATTCAAGTCCTGCATAGACTTTCTGTGAGTACATGTTGTAGAGTTTGATCTGTCCGTCCCACTTCTTCGCACGATAAGAGGGCATGAACTTGTGACCGGGAACCTTGAATGTGAAGAAATCAGACAACTCTTTTGCATGGTGTCTTTCACATCGGACTTTGATGTTACAGGAGTCTAAGTCCTCGATCACATAATCTGGCATACATCATATTTATGCTCCAGAAAGAAATCTTCTCCATTCAATCGCATTCTTGATCTTGGTGTGTCGAAAGGTAATCTCTTTCACGACTTCTTCAAGGTAATCGACAATTGATTTGATGTATGTGATGATCTCTTTTCTCTTACAAAGATCTTCATCACTGTTTAGAAAGATTGGAATGTCTTGTTTCAGAATGTTGTGCTGAAACGGCTCCCAACCTTTCTCTTTCAGTGTCTCCTGATCCATCTTTCCTGTATAGTATTCCCACTTGAGGCGATACAAGCGATTGTATTCATTTGTTGCTTTTTCGAAACGCAGTTTTGAGTCGTGGTACAGATTCAAATACTTGTTATGAAGAGAGGGAAGCCGCAGCGATTCTGTGTCGAGTTGCGTATCATCAATCCGAGCATCGGCCTCTACCATTTTTCTAATATCACTTAGTTCCATAATGTAATCCTTTTTCCCCTTTTCCTCGTTGACACTCGTAGTGTACAGATGGTCAAGGGCGTGTCAAGAGAAAATCAGAGAGAAAATCCAGATTCGGGATCAACGAAATCATAGGTGTCGAATGCGAAGGATGCAGTCGCAGTGAAAGGAGCCAAGTCAGTGATCGTTGAATCAAACTCAAGACCAGTCAGTGAAACAGGAAATACGTTTTTGAACTTGATGTGCTGATTTGGATTGCTCTTGCTATTCAAAAGAATCAATTCAGCATCACGATACTGGTTGTTGAAGTTTTTTTCATGTCCCTTGTGACTGTCAACCAAGTAGATTGTCTTCATCCAATCTTGAATCTGTCTCCAGTTTGACATGTTTTCATCCACAAGGAATCCGATTTCGAGATTGTCAAATGAGACTTTTGTGTTTGGAATCTTGAGAGATGTAAATCGTGTTGGTTGTTCGATTGCACCTTGAGATCCGAAACCGGGAAGAGTCACCGTTTGACAAAAATAGTTGAAGGTATCAAATCCTTGAATTTGAAATCTGAAGTAGTTTTGATACAAAAAGTTTACATTGTCAGGTTGCTTGCGACTCAGTGTGTTTGGTTTTGAAGTTTCAGCACCAAACGTTACACCGGGAAGATTGAATCCCTTTGTCAAAATTGAATCTTTGGTAGCACCTGTGAAAGTAAATTCTTCTTTGAAATCCAAGAATGGATTCTTGTCAAAGCCTTTTGCATCAGTCATACTTGTATTTAGGTAAAAGATAAGAGGGGCTTTCGCCCCCCTTATCCTTATTGAGTTAGACACTCAGTCTTAGACTCTCGCACCGTGGAGATTGAGAATTCTGAAGATTCTATAGTATTGGTTCTTACCCTCTGCGGCAGCACTGTGAGGATCGGAACGGTCGGTTCCGTCTGACACGAATGGGTTGTTGACAAGACCATAGCGAGTCTTGAAACCAATTCTGGGCTGGAAGTCGCTTTCACCAACCGCACGAACCATTTGCAACGGAACGTATGGGCAGTAGAACATACCAGCATCATAGGGGCTTGTGCCTCTATAGCCAACACAAACGTAATCTGAACCTGAGTTGGAGTAAGGATCAATGTAGACCTTGATCTTACCGTTCAGAGTACCAGCGAAGGTGTTGCCAGTGTCATCAACTTCAAGGTTGATGTTAGGAGTTGGGGTCAGGTTCAAGAAACCAGACATGGCAAGTGCCGAAGCGACATCGGAGGTCGTGACGATAAAGTTACCCTTACCGCGACGAGTTTCCTTAGCGATGACGTTTGCTTCACGTTCGATTTGGAACATCAAGCCACGGAACTTCTCAGCACTCCAACGACCATCGGAGTCAGATTCGACATCATAGATGCCGCCGTTTCCTGCCAGACCAAAAGCGGTGATACTAGAAGAGCGGAATCTAAGGTCAGTTTGCTGACAACCGAGTTTCGCATTGACATAGATCGAACGAACAACTTCACGGTTGATTTCAGCAAGGATTTCAGCCGAGAGAATGTTTGCCAATTCAGTTTCAGCATCCAGACCGTGAACAGCCTTGAGATCCTGAGCGAGTTCGGAGGTGTACTCAGCCTTCAATGCACGGGTCTTGGCAACCACGGATTGACGGTCGATCGAGAATGACATCTCACTGAAGGTACGATCCTTTTCTTCGAAGAACGAAGTATCAGCACCGGGAGTAGAGGTGAGATTTCCTGCCGTGGCAGAGGTTGAACCAGAGCCGAAGGAACCACCAGCAGCAAATGTACCGCCGGGACCAAGGGGATCACCAGTTCCGCCAGAAACGGGGAAACCAACGCCATCAGCAGAACCAGCCTGAGCGAGAGTAGCACCGAATCCGGTGGGTGCTTCGTTGAAGAGGGCTTCAGCAGAGCCTTGACCACCCAACTTAGACTTCATCGCAAAGATCAGACCCGTAGGACCAGACATAGGCTGGACACCACAGATGTCATAGGCGATCAAGTTAGGCATGGATCGACGAACGAGAGAGATGAGAACAGGGTTGAAACCTGCAACGCTGTTGAAAGCACCGGAGGTATCGCCAAAGATGGAGTCAACACCGGAGTGGTTGACAATTTCGGCTTCCATAAGAGCCTTCTCTTGGTTTTCGAGAATGATCGCAGTAACATTCTTGCGATAATCATCCTTGATTTCGGGAAGGTCGTTGTGTTCGATGACGGGTTGCCACTTTTCACGCAGTCCTTCAACTAAAAGTGAGTCAGACATTTTCTTTTCCTTTCGAATGAGTGTCTAATTAGGAATTGGTTCGATTCTTTTCAATCTTAGCGGATCGAGAAAGAGCGGAAGTGTAAGCCTCCATCGAGCGAGAAAGATCTGGTTGAGTTTCCTCAACTGCTTCTTCTTCGGTCATGGAAAATTCCTCAACAAGAGGAGTTTTTTGGGCAACGTAAGAGTCGCTGGAACCGTCAGCGACGGATTGTGTAAAGAAGTTTTCCTTCAGAATGCTCAACTTGTGAGCAAATTCTTGGGGAGTATCGAAGTCAATCTTTTCAGCAAGGTTTCTAAAGCGATGCTCCTCCGTCTGAGTCAAATCCTTTGTATAGGACTCGTAGACGGCTTCGGCAGATGCCTTAGTTCCCTGTGCCTTGAGTTGAACATTTTGTTTGTATGCCTCATCAAGTCTAGCGGAGAGTTCGTAGACCTTGTGATTCAAACCCTCGACAACATCGTAGGCTTCGTCGGGCATATTGATGTAATGGGTTTCGAAGAGTTGCTTCAGACCCATCATAAATGATTCGGTGATGTCAGAGCGAATACCAGAGTCGATTGCAACTTGATTTTCCTTCATCCAGTTTTCGACAACGTAGGAGAGGTATTCGTCCATCTTGTCAGCGAGTGCGTCGGCTTGTTGACGAAGTGCTTCTTGGAACTCTTCGTACATTTCAGAACGAACTTCTTCCATCTTCATGTCAACGGCAGCGTCAAACACGATAGCAGCCTTGGCTTTGAATTCTTCAGAGAGTTCTTCGCCATCGAAGAGGTTTCCGAAGTCAGCAGACTCGTAGTGTGAGGATCGTCTGATTCGTTGAATTTCTTCAGGCATACTGAGTTTAGGTTGTGGTGCAGATCTTGACATGTCTCTAACACGTTGAGGAGGAAGGGTTGTTCCCTCTTCTTCTTCGAATTCATCCAAGTCATCGACTGCTTTTGCAGTGCCAGCGACAGGCTCGGCAATCTTCGGAGTCGTGCCATCAGCAGAAACAGCACCACCCTTCATGCCGGGAACTTCAGAAACATCTTCGGCTTCTCCACCGGAGGAATGTTTTCTCTTCTTAGCGGCAGGCTCGGTTGCATTTCTAGCACCCTTCATCGCACTAAGTTTTCGTGGATCGGTAAAGGACTCTTCGCCGAGGATCTCTCGGGCGGTTTCTAACGCTTTGTCAAGACTCATGTGAACTCTCCTATGTGTTCTTTGTATTTAGCGAATTACAATTTTCGCAGGAAATCTGCGAAGCAGTAAAGTTTCGCTTCCTCAAGATTTCTTGAAGCCGTTTTTTCAATAACTTCTTTGTGTGATTCAATAACCTTTGATGTGAGAATACCGTTTTCCCACACCCACTCTTTGCCTTCCATGATACCTTGGACATAGGCATCGGGAGCAGAGGGGTCTGCTACAATATCAACTGCGGCAAGAGAGAAATCATCTTGCACTTCATTGATACCCTCTTTGTTTTGCTTGAGTGAACCCATGCCGCGAGAAGAAACGCCAATCTTCACTCCCTCTTTGATGAGATCTTTTACGATCTTGCCATAAGGAGTATCAAGAACCTTTGCCTTTCCATAGACATCGTTGCCGTCAATTCGAAGTTCCTTGATCAAGTGGGAAACTCTTTCAAGATTGAGTTGAGGACCATCGGGATGTCCCAACTCGCCCATTGCTCGACTTGGCTTTACATACTCATCGTTGTACTTACGAACTTCGTTCATCAAAGTTTTGTTTGGGTACACACGACCGTTTCTATTCTTTTGTTCTGCCTGCATGAAAATGCCATCGATGTGATATTGTTTTTCACCATTGACTTCTTCAGTGACAAGATTGATGTTGTCGTTTACTTCTGTGATTAGGAGCATTAGAAATTCCCTCTTGCAATTTGGTTTCTACGCGAAACGAATTCCGCAAATTTTGGTTTGAGATTCTGTGTGAAAGGATCCGACAAAGGAAGTCTTTCATTATCATATCTATGTGCTTGAAAAACTTCATCGTCTTCTCTCGTCTTTGGTTGTTGTGTCTGACTTGGATCACCCTGTCCAATTGCGTCCCCTCCAGCCATTGATCCTTCTTCTTCACCACCAAGTGGTCCCCAAGGTTCATCTAGACCATGAGGCACATATACAGGTGATCCCACTTCAGGAATTCCCATGACAGTAAACTTACCGGCTTGAAATCCGGGTGCTGGTCTTCTCTTTCCAATTGGTCTTCTACCGTATCTCCCGGTTGAAATGAGGATTGGATCGGGGTATGCCTCTTCCTCATAGTCCTCTAGGTCATATTCATCGAAACCACGATCAAGATCGGTAGATGTTAGAGATCCCGCCTTGAATCTTTGCACAGGCACAGCACCCGTGGCGAGTCCAAAGTCAGCACGCTTTTTGATTTCACCAGTGAGTTCATCGTACCTGTCTTCAGGTGCGGCTCGGGTTCCGGGTTCTCTGATTTGAGCAGATGCAGATTGATACGGGTCAGCACTTCCGGGCTGCTCAAGTGGATTGCCCTGCATTGGTCCCATCGGATCTG